CATAGTGTAATAACACCAAGAGGTATTTACTCAGGAGGATATCTTGAGAAAGTCTCAAATACACAAGTAAACTTATCCCCGCTTCTTTGTGAGATAGGAAAGTATTCAGATATTTCTGGTGTAGAGGATGTAATTCAAGCGAGAATAAGAACGAGAGATACAGTAGCAGTAGATGTTTCAACTTCAACGCCCTATGTAATTTTAAGATGGTCTTATGCGGAAAATGCAAATAACTATATGGATATTCTTGCAGTTGCAGAGACAGATATACAAGATGGAGATTTGATTGTAGGTCGTTGTGTATTTAGTGGTTCGACATTGACTGGTTTTGATTATTCAGAAAGAAGTAATCCTAATGTTTGGGATTTATTTTTGAAAGTAGAGCCTACTGTTCCAGCTTCTATGAAAGTTAGAGTAAGAGCAGGTAGAGTTAGTTATGGATTGCAGAATTTTGATGTATATGAACAGTTGACTTCTACGATTACAGCTCCAAGTAGTAATCCAAGAATTGATTTAGTTTATGTTGATACGGATGGAACAGTTAAGATAAAAACAGGAACAGAAGGAAGTCCGCCTGCTCCGCCATCTTATGATGGAAAGATAGTTTTGGCAGAAATAACTTTGACTGTTGGTATGACTGAGATTACTGAAGAGGATATAAAAGATGTTAGAGGGTTTACGCCACCTGTTTCAGGTGCAGTTATGTTAACAGGTGACCAGACTATTTTAGGATTGAAAACGTTTGCTGGTGGGATTGTAATAGAAAATAGGACTTCTGACCCTACCAGTCCGACAACAGGTCGGATATGGATAAGAACTGATATATAAAGGGGTGGTGTAATGGAATACATAAATTTAGTTCCTAAAAGTTATGTAACAAAGACTACAACTCGGGTGATAAACTCTGGTTATCTTTATGATACTGCAGGAAGTATTGAGAATATTTATGATGGTAATGTAGATACTTATTATCAAGAGACTATTCGCCACGGTGGAGATGGTTATGCAGAAGGTAGTTTGACTTTTGATGCTGTTTGGACAAAGCCTAAAAAGATTTATAGAGTATATGTTTATTCTACGCAGGGCACTTATGGTGGTAATTATAAAGAATCTTATATGGTTTTTACAATATATTTAAGAATTTCGGGTAATTGGATATCGATTGATGAGTGGGCTAAAAACGAGCCGGGTTTTGGTTCTAATTATTGGGGTTGGAGAACTTATGAAAGGAACTTGACTACTGGTTGGGATAATGTTACTGGAATAAGACATCGCCAGTATGGTTATTCTTACAGTTATGAAGGAGACAGACAGCAATTTGTAAAATTTAGATTTCACGAAGTTCAGTGTTATAGAGAGAAGTGGGCAGAGATATTTAGGATTGCTAAAGGAGGGTCAGTAGTTAGATTAGGAAGGAGTGAGGTCTTGGCAGGAAATAAATTGAGAACTTGCAAAGGAACAAGTATTTATGCTGTTCCTTTGGTAGATACAGATGACCCTGAGGCATCTGCAGTTAGGATTTATGATGGTTCAGCAGTAAAGTCTATAGTGTTAGCGGATTAGTGAAGAGGATTGAAGGAGGAGAGATGATGTATAGAAAACTACCACTTGTAGTTTTAGATTGTTCACTTGACATGTAGAGTTATTTTAAAAATTAAAGGAGGTTTAATATGCCAGTATGGACTGATTTAGGTGAGAACTGGACTGCGAATGTATTATTTGGTAGTCGTTCTCCAGATACAACTTTAAAAATAGGGCTTTATACTGCACCGACTTCTGAGCCTGGTGAAACTGCTACACTTAGTGATTTAACTGAGCCATCAGGTAATGGATATTCTCGTATAAACCTTACCAGGGGAAGTTGGACAATTTCAGGTGATACTGCAACTTACTCAGAAGTTACGTTTACTGCGTCAGGTGGAAACTGGGGTAATGTATATGGGTATTTTATTTGTACTTCTACGGATGGGCTTTTGCTTGCTGTTGAGCAATTTGCAAATGGACCTTACAACGTAACAGATGGTAGCAGTATAAAGATTACTCCTAAGATTAGAATTTCGTAAGGGATAAGGAACTGGAGAGGCAAGTTTTTCTTGTCTCTCCTTGAGAAAAAGGAAATATGTTTAGTATTCTCGTTTTGTAAATGGATTGTTTCACTATGCAATATGAAGGTTTAACTTTAGGATGTTTTTATCCTGTAAGTTTATATGGTGCAGAAATATATGAAGTGATATATTTAGAAAGTTTGACGAAAGAGAGATTAGAGTTAATGTCGCTAATTGACTATGAAGAAGATGAAATTAAAGAGTTTTGTTAAAGTGATGGGGGTGAAATAATGTCATTAGACCCAGTTAGAAACTTTGCTTATGGAGTTTTAATATCAGGTATTTCAGACACTGATACATCTTTGACTGTATCTGATAGTGATGCAAGTAAATTTCCTGACCCGAATATAGATGGTGCTTTTAATGTTGTAATTTATAACTATACAGATTATAAGAATCCTGCTGAAGACCCAGATGTAGAGATAGTCAGAGTAACTAATGCTCAAAGTTCAGGTGGTAATATAACTTATACGATTACACGAGCACAGGAAGGGACTACTGCTAAAAATCATAATACTACAGGTAAGACATATAGAATAATTCTTGCTCCTACCAAGAAGATGATAGATGATATAGGACAAATATATGTTCCATATACAGGAGCAACACAAGATGTTGATTTGGGCGCTCACAATCTAACCGTAGATACTAATACTTTTTTTGTAGATAGTGTAAATCATAGAGTTGGCATTTTAACAACAAGTCCAGGAGCGCCTTTTCAACTTGGTGCTACTAATATCACGGGAAATGTTAGGTGGGTAAATACTGGCGGAAATCCATATTTTGGAATTTATAATTCTGCTACTGGTTTGTATTATGGGATTTCAGCCCAAGTGCCTTCTCCTTCTGGTGCTTCTACTTTGGGAGGATATTTTAAGGGACTTGGTATAGGTGGGATAGTGGCTGGAACAGGCGACCCGATTTTTGGCGTCTTAAATTCCCAACAATCAGGACACGGGATAGGAGATATAGCTTTTACAATCTATGCGAACAATAAAGTAGTTACATATAATAACACCCTTGATGCTGGAGATGGAGGGGCAAATTTTGCTGGCAATGTTGGTATCGGAACAACAAGTCCTGCTTACAAACTTGATGTTTCAGGAAATTTAAGGGCTCAAATTTCAATAACCGCTGGAATAAATGTTGAAAGTTTATCTGGTAATAAAACCCTAACCCCTGGTACTGACAAAATGTATCAGTATCTAAATCCGAACGGGGCAAACAGAACTATTACTTTATCCACAACAAATGCTCGTGCTGGAGATAAATTTGTCATCAGAAACAATGCTGCTTATAATATCAGTTATCGTCTTCAAATCAATCAAGGAGCAACTACAATAGATTATATCTATAGTCAATCAGTTAGAGAGTATATCTTTGATGGCACAAACTGGATTGCGGGTATTGGAACAGGAATAAGTAGTGATCTGAATGTGGCAATAGGATATTATGCCGTTGGCTACACCTACGGCACAGCAGTAGGGTATAGTGCTTCTGGTCGTGATTACGGCGTAGCAGTAGGAGGTTTTGCCGTTGGCGCCAACAACGGTGTAGCAGTGGGATATAGCGCTTCTGGTTATACCTACGGCGTAGCAATAGGCCGTGGCGCTGTTGGTTATACCAACGGTGTAGCGGTTGGGTCTAATGCCACTGGTAACGATTATGGAGTAGCAATTGGTTATGGTGCCACTGGTAACAACTACGGAGTAGTAGTTGGGGTTAGCGCCTCTGGTTACGACCACGGCGCAGCGTTAGGGTATAGCGCTTTTGGTTATACCTACGGCGTAGCAATAGGGTATCTTGCCTCTGCCTTCAACTATGGCGTAGCAGTGGGGTATAGTTCCGCTGGCTATTATGGCGGCGTAGCGTTAGGGTATGGTACTGCTGGTTATAGTAGCGGCGTAGCAGTAGGGTGGGGTGCTTCTGGTTACAACTATGGCGTAGCAGTGGGGTATTATTCTAAGGGAGTAAGTTATGGAACAGCAGTAGGTTATTACACGGGCTATAATATAGATACTTCAGCTGATAGATATAATGTTTTTGTTGGGGCTTATTCGGGTTATGGTTCTGAGGGTAATTTTATTGGAAGTCAGAATGTTTTCGTCGGTGCTTATTCTGGATATCAAATAAGCAGTGGAACAGGAAATATCATTTTGGGCTATCAAGCAGGTTATGATTCAAACTATTCTCCAACCAGTGGTTCTTACAACATCTTGATTGGCTACAATGCTTGGACACCATATCCAACTACTTCAAACTTTTTAAACATTGGAGGATTAATTTTTGGAACATATTTAAGCACGGGTGCTAATATGGTTTCCACTGGCAATGTTGGTATCAGAACACCATATCCTACTTCTACGCTTCATATTCAGGGAGTTACTGGGTATAATCAGTTTAGATTAGAAACAAGTTATACTCCGACAGGAACATCAGATGGTGCTGGGGAGATAGGAGATATAGCGTGGGATAATGATTATTTATATGTTAAAACTTCAGATGGGTGGAAGAGGTCTGCTCTATCAACATGGTAAATTATAAATAAAGGAGGTAATATGGCAAGAATAATTGTAGTAAGATTTGAACCTTACCCTCCAGATGAACCGACAGGCTGGGTAGTTGGGTTTAATGTTACGTGTAATAATAGCAGAACTTTTTATATGGACACTTTAGTTTCGTATCAAGAGACAACAACAGATGAAGAAGCAATTAATAAAGCATATGAGAAGTTAAAAGAAAGTATTGATACACGGATAGCAGAATTAGAAAAAAAATCTCCACTTATAGGGAAAGAAATTATAATTACAGAGGAAAAAACAAAGGAGGAAAGTAATGGCTGATTTAAAAGACTTATACGCAGAATATGGCAGGCTGATGGTAGAAGTAGAAATTTTAAACAATAAAATTTTAGAAATTAAACGGCAAATTGCAGAAGGGTTGAATCGTCAACAAATATTGCCAAATTCTGAAGCTAAAGAAGAAAAGTTAAAAAAGTAGAAGTTAGTAGATAAAAAGTTAAAAAAGTAGAAGTTAGTAAATACAGGAGGGTTTAGTGCACGGAGATTTTTCGTATGGAACAGCAGTTTATGGTGGAGAAGTAGTAGTAATATTTGATTTTACTTATGTTGGTGAGATAAGCCTTGATTTAAATTTAGAGAGTTTATGTAGATTTATAGGTATTTATACAGGTCAGGTTGTATCTACTTTTAATTTAGAGAGTTTATACAAGCAGGAATATACTTATGTAGGTCAGGTTGTATCTACTTTTAATTTAGAGAGTTTATACAAGCAGGAATATACTTATGTAGGTCAGGTTGTATCTACTTTTAATTTAGAGAGTTTATGTAGATTTATAGGTATTTATACAGGTCAGGTTGTATCTACTTTTAATTTAGAGAGTTTATACAAGCAGGAATATACTTATGTAGGTCAGGTTGTATCTACTTTTAATTTAGAGAGCTTGCATAAGGAAGAAATTATGTATCAGGGATTGTTAGAAATAGATATTGTATTAGGAAGATTATTTGCACTTAAAGTATTGCGGTTGAAAAGTTTAATAGAAAAGGAATTAGAATTAATGTCGTTAGTTAGATAATAGTAATAAAATGTATGAAGGAAATTTAATTTTAAGTTTGAATGCAGTTTCGTATTGTCTAATAGTTTATAGGGAAGAAGTAAAATCAGGCGTTATTTCAGAAGTAATCTGGGACAAGAATTTGTTTGTTGGAGTAAAAGGGGTAAAATTTGTTTTAGAGACAGGTGAGAATTTAGTAAGTAGTAGAAGAGCAGGGATATACGCTGTAGACCCTGCAGGTGTTTCAAGAATTTGGTTAGCTGATGAGATTAGAGGTAGCAGATTAGTCTATTATGTGCGAGAAGGTGATATTGATATGTCTGGAATATGGCAAATACAGTCTTTTGTAGATTTTGGGAATTGGAAAGCATTTGGAGAAAGAATTATTATTCCAGTAGAGGAGAATTTGTTATGATAGTAATTGATGTATCAAGAATTTCGAGGTTATATTCCAGAGATTTTGGATTTTTGTTAATAGTAGAGACAGGTATAGATTTAAGAGAAAGTTCTGTTTTGAAACTGTTAGTAGAAAAGCCAGATGGTTCTAAATTACAATGGAATGGTATGGTTTCGGATAAGAAGCCTACTCAGTTAAGGTGTTATGTTAGTCCTACTGAAATTATGCAGAGAGGAATATGGAAATGTCAAAGTTATATAGAAAAAGATGGTAAAGTTTTATTGGGTGATATTGATGTGTTTAAAGTATTTTAAGGAAATGCTACGATTGAAATCGTAGGTAAATTATTGGGAGGTGGAATATGCCAACATATAGAAACGATTCAGATAAGAGGTTAGTAGTATCAGGTCAAACACTTGAGCCAGGTCAGACAATTGCAACGAATGTATATTATTCTATTGAGGGGCTGACAAGGATTTCAGATGAGCCATTTTATGACCCAGTTATTGCTTCTGAAAGGTTAACTATAACTGCAAATCACGATGTAGATATAGAAATACCGTCTGGTGTTGAGAGTTTCTTTATAGATATATTTGTTAAGTCAGGAGATGTAAATCTGACGATAAATGGTGGTTCCAACCAATTAATGTTGACTGCTGGTATGAGATATTCGGAAAAGTGCTTAAGTAGAATTATAGATGTTATAAATGTATTAGCAGAGAGTGATGCTGAAGTAATTTATAATATTTTGAGAATTTGAAGCTATGCCGAGATACTTTAATAAAGGGAAATTTGTAACTATAAATGGTGGTATAAAAATTCCATCTGATTCAGAGTATGAAACTTTGATTTGGCTTGATATAGATAAGTATCCGGGTTTGCGAAAGATTTCAGACTTTCCTTGTTTTAATCCGGTTGCTATGTCAGGGTTTTTTGATGCTCCAAAAGCTGTAGTGAAGATACCAAAAGGATTAGATAGATTTGCTTTACATTTGTATGCAGAAATTGGAAGTCCTGTGATATATTTTAACACGATGGAGAATAAACCACCTTTGCATTTGTATACAGGGGCTAAATGGAATATAAGAGTTTATGAAAGAGTTGTGGATGTGTTACTTGTAGATTTTGAGTCTCAGGTAGGGAGGTTATGGGTTATAATAGAGATAATATGAAAAGGAGCGAAGAATGAAAGAGATTTGGATGAATTATAAAGATTTTAAGAATGAGATTTTAGATAAAGGTGCTTTGATAAACTACAAAATTTTGAGAGGTCCTTTTGATGAGTTTTTGGGATATGAGGTATTTGTATTGGATAGAGATGTATTTTGGATGACAACTGCAATATCAGAAGAAGACATACAAGATTTTGAAACAAATTATAAGGATAAGGCAAATAAAAATTTTGCCAGTAAATGACAAAAGATGTTTTAAATAAGATAAACGAATTTAGGAAGATTTATGAAGTGAAATGTGTTGAGAGATATAATAAAGAGGTGACTACTCCTACGACTAAAGTCGTAGGCTTCTTGGGGTAAACCCCAGAGACTGTAGTCCCAGTCTCAAAATGTTCAAAGAAGCATTATAATCACGATGCAGATGAGCATTACAAACAGGACAATCGTGCCAACGGTCAGACAGTTCTTTTTCAACAACAGAACCACATTGACTACATATCTGACTTGTTCCCTTTGGGTCTATTGCTACAAATTGCCGACCAGCCTCTTCCGCTTTGTGCGACAATACGTTAGCAAATTGACCCCAAGCAACATTCACAATGCCTCTATTAAGTTTATTACCAAAGATTTTTGTATGATTATGCATCATACCTTTAACATTAAGTTTTTCAATACAAATTATGCCAAAGCGATTAACAATTTTTCTGGCTTCCTGATGAATAAAATTATGACGCCTGTTAGATATTCTTTCGTAAATATGAGCAACTACCTTTTTGGCTTTTTTTCTTTCAAGAGAACCTTTCTCTTGTTTAGACAATTTTCTTTGAGCCTTTGCAAGAGCCTTCTGGTCTGTTTTGAAAAAGCAAGGATTGCCAACTTTTTCGCCAGTAGACAAAGTAGCAAAACTTTCCAATCCAACATCTATTCCAACTGCTTCATCAGATTTGGGCAAAGGATTATTTTGATATTCAACAGAAAAACAAGCATACCATTTACCAGACTGCCTTCTAATAGTGCAAGTTTTAAGAGTTCCAATAATAGGTCTATGGATTTTAATTTTAATAGAGCCAATTTTAGAAAGATTAAGACGGTTATCTTTAACTTCCCAACCAAATCCAGCCTGTTTATAAGTCAGGCTATCATAGCGGTCAAATCCTTTAAATCTTGGATAACCAACTTTTTTCTCACCTGCTTTAACTCTACGAAAGAAATTCTGGAATGCCTTATCAACTCTGTCTGCAACATCTTGAAGGACTTGAGAATAGACATTGTTAAGAGACGGTCTTTCTTTTTTCAAAGCAACAAGCGATTTACATTGAGCAAAATAACCAATGGATTTTTTATCCTGTTCCCAAGCATTTCTTCTTTGCTCAAGAAGATGGTTATAAAGCCAACGGCACTCATTCAACTGTTCCTGCAAAAGTCTTCGTTGTTTACTTGTCGGATATATTCTGTATTTAAGGGTTTTTTCCATATTTATTATCATACCTTAAAAAAGGAAATTTGTCAAAAGCAATTCATCCCACGACTGAAGTCGTGGGCTTTCTTGCTTAAATTTTTGTAAAGTTCTACTTGAATCAAAAGAGCTTGCCTGTGGAATAATTCAATTCGGAAATAAGGTCTGGATTACAGTTAGGGGCAAATAATTAGAGGAAAATTGACACTTGTGTCAGTATTCCTATATAGGTAACTGACTTTTTGCTTTTTAATTATCCAAAAAAATTTACCTTGACAAAGGAGAAAAAATATGGTATATTTATATTGGAGATGGAAAGAGAGGCAAATTAAAATAAAAAGGAGGATGAAGATGAACAAAAAGGAGGTGGAAAGATGGAAAAAATACAGTTTCAGAAAGAAAAAGATGGAAAGGTATATGATATAGAAATAGAATATGCCAAGATAAAAAACTGTAGTGCTATTCCTCCGCACGCAAACTTCAAAATCAGGATAAGGGTAGGAGATACAGTTGTGAATGACAGTTTTTGCACACACAATTTGCAAATAACCAAGAATGCTATATATTTTTACAATATGGGTGAAGTTTCAAAATTCTTTACGGGCGGAAGAATGAGTGTAACCTTTGTTTTGCCTGACGGTATATATGAAAAACTGATGAAGATTAACGAAGAAAAAGTGAAAGAATACTACGAGAAACATCTGTCAGGTGAAATTGTGATTGTCTACCGGCAGGAAGTCAATACATATGATATACCAATATTGCTTGACAAGTTCTCGTTTTCTATGTGTGAGAGTGAACAAACAGAAGCGATTTGGTATTTTTTGAAGGATGTGAAAAGAATAGAGGATTGGCAGAAAAGATTGCTTCAGAAGTTGTTGGAGACAGGTGTAAAAAAAGAAGAAGGATATGTAGATATGTATGGTCTTGAAGTTAAGACTATGAAGTTCACGCTTTCAGATGTTGAATTTCAAGAGATTGTGAAGAATATTGAAAGGGATATTGAAATTGAAGAGGAAGAAAGAAGAAAAAAGGAAGAGGAAAAAGAAAGAAAAAGAAAGCAGGCGATAGAAGAGGAGATATATATTTTGGATACAGACCAAGTGTATTCAAGCGTAAATTTTATAGCCGGACATTCGTTGAAAATATTCTATTCACCAAAAAGGAGAAATATCATAGAGGTGTGTGGTGAAACATATCCAGTGAAAGAGGAGTTGAAAAAAGTAGGTTTCAGATGGAATGGTGAGGAGGAAAGGTGGGAGATTGAGTATTCAGATGAGAATTTACAGAAAACTATTGATATAGTCAAAAAATACGACAAAAAGATTGACTATGTGAAAGAGGGATATGTGCAGTGTTGGGAATGTGGGACTTGGTTTAAACCACAGAGAAAGGACTGGGATGGTTTTGGTTGGTATTGTGGGTGTTGAAAGGGAGGTGAAAGATGAAAAAAATAAATAAAAAAACAATAGAACAAAGAAGAAGAGGAGGTGAGAACATGGAAATAGAGAAAATCATAAAAAATTCAAACTATAAAATTTTTTATTTATATGAGAGTTACAAATGGGGGGCGAAACATTATAGTTACTCAGAAGTGTTGAATTATGAAACCCCCTCAGGTAGTATCATAGTCAGACTGACAAATTTTCCGTATGGACACGGATGTCAGTGGGACTTCCGTGAAACTTTGATTTTTGTGCCCAAAAATGTGAACAAAAAGGTGACTGCCCAAATGAAGTATTCTCGGCAAGACTGGGCGTTGCTTGAAAAACGCCCAGAAGCGGACATTTTTCAATCAGAAATAGAATTGCAAGAAATTTCCACCGAAAAAGCGGTGGAAATTTATAACAATTATATTAAATATTCTGAAGATAACATTTCCATAGAAATACAGGAGGTGAAAAATGGAACAAGTGGAATATCAAAAAGAGGTTCTATACAAGAGGGAGATTTGGAGGTGAAAGATGAAACCTAAGAATTGGGATAAGTTATCACAGAGTAAGAAAAAGGAAATTGCACTCCAGTTATTGCAGAGTGCAAGAGGAAGTTATTTGATTTCACAGGCTTTGAGTATTGCAGTAGAGCAGATGAGAAAGGTTGAGCCAAAGTATCGTGAGGAATCAAATATCCAAGATATGGAAATGTTGTTGGAAACTTTGTTTCCTATGTATGTTGTGGTAAGGAAGTTAGAAGATGAGTTTGGGAGAGAGAGGAGGTAGAAAATGGGATTGACAATTTATTTTAGATTTGAATTTGAGGGAAACGAAGAGGAAGTAAAGGATAAACTTTTAAAAGTAAGAGATAAGGCTAAGGAATTGGGATTTGCAAAAGTGGAAGATGAGTTATGGAGAGTAGATTACAGTAGGAAGGACAAACGAGAGAAAACAGATAAGGGTTATAGGTGGGCAAAGATACAATATGAACTGCTTGATGAAACAAAAGAGGAAGCAAGAAAGTATAAGGGATATATAATAAACTTGTGGGCAGGACCGGGATGTGAGCCAACGAATATTGGACTTGTAAGTAAAGATGGAGTTCACTGGATAGGAGAAGCATTTACAAAGACACAATATGCGGAAAACTTTTTAAGATGCCATCTTTTGGTGATTTTTATTTTAGACTATATTGAGGAACTTGGATTTTTAAAAGAAGTGTGTGATGAAGGAGAATTTTGGGAAACCAGAGATTTAAACAGACTTGCAGACAATATAAATGCAAGCACTGCGCTTATTATGTCTGTTTTGGAAACATTACGAGATGTAGGACATAAGATAAAATCTCCAATAGATGAGTGTGAAAATTTTATGATAGTTGAGAAAGAAATAAAAAAAGAAAGAAGTAATAGAAACATAGGGAGGTGAAAGATGAGTATTCTAACTATATTGGAGCAGAATCCGAGGATTAGGAACTATGCGTTTATTATTGTTTCTTTAGGAAGATATAAACATTTTGATTTGCGACTATGTAAGGACCCGGAGTTGTTTGTACCTATTTTAGGTGTTTTGATAGGCAAAGATAAAAGATTGATAGGTTTGATTGAAAAGCAGGAGATAGGGGAACTAAAAAAATGGGCTGAGACTTTATTTGTTGAGGATTCCCAGTGTCCTGCTTGTCATAATACATCAAAAATACAATATAGGTCAAGGACACATAATTGGATATGCAGAATTTGTGGTTTTACTTGGGAGATTTAAAAGGGGAGGTAAAGATGAGAGTAGTGAAATTAACTTATCATAGAAATGGTGTTGGTGGTATGCCGTTTTATGTGGGGATTGTTAAAGATGAAAAGAGCAGAAAAGTGGTAATAAGATTTAAGGATTTGGATAGTTTAGTGGGAAATATAATGTGTGTTGCTTTAGATGTTGATATGTTAAATAGGAACAATATAGAAGATAATGCTTGGCGAGGTGAATATTATGTTCGTTTGATAGATGAAGCAATTGAGAGGAGAACAGAGATGAATAAGAAGGGATTATTAGTAGAGAAAAAAGAGATAGTGGAATAAGATAGTAGCAGGAGGTGAGTAAGATGAGGAGAGTAATATTGTTAATGATAATGTTGTTAATAAGTATGTCTGCTTTTGCCAAAAGTTATAAAAGTTATTCGGTGAGCTACCCAGTTCATGGCTATTATTCAACATATAGTTCATCGTCTGATTCGTGGGAACCTCAAGAAAGTGGATTGTTAATTCCAATATTGATAAGTGTATTGGCAGTTTTCACTGTAGAAGGATTTGCTATTTGGCATTTGAATAAGAAATTACTTGATGAATTTGGATATGATATTTTCTCACCCGGCAAATTACTTCTTTTTGGAGTTCAAACTTTGTCGCTTATAATTTTAGCATTGGGAGGAACATTTGGTAGATTGACTGCTTTAGATATTGCATTTGGTTTAGGGTTTGTAGGTATTATTTTAGGAGTTCAATTCTGGATGGATAAAAGTAATACGAATTTAAAATATGCTATAATTTTATTGTTTGTGAGGTTAACTGCATCATTTTGTGTTGTTATAATAGTGGTTATTTTGATTGTGATGTTATATCTGTGGCTTATGGGCACAGGAGGAGGAGGTAGAAGAGAAGATGAGGATGATAGGAGGAGGTAGAGCAATGAAGAAAAATAAAATAAATTACTTGCTATTAGTGATTTTGGCTTTTGTAGTATCGGTAGGTTTCAGTTATGCAGAGGAAGGTATAGCAAGTTGGTATGGTGGAGGTGAGAAGTTAAATAAGTATACAGCAAATGGAGAGGTATTTAATCCAGAAGGATATACCTGTGCAAGTTGGTATTATTCGTTTGGGACTTATCTAAAAGTAACGAATTTAAGAAATGGCAAATCAGTAATAGTAAAAGTAAACGATAGAGGACCGGCAAAAAGATTAGGCAGGATAATTGATTTAACTAAAAGGGCGTTTAGTGAGATTGAGGATTTGAAGAAAGGTTTGGTAAAGGTAAAAATAGAAGAACTTAAACCTAATATTATAAACTAAATTTATTAGATTGTCAAGTTTTTTAGAAATAAATTCTTAGCAAAAAAGTCTTGACAAAAAAATCCAATATGATATATTCAAGGTGCGATATTTTTAGAGATAGATTTTTAGAGATAGAAAAGTAGAGAGTGAAATGCATTCCAAAAAAGCCACTAAAGAATTAGCAGAATTAAGACCACCATTTATAGAGGAAGCTTGGTATCAAGGTATTGTTGAGGATATTAAGGCTTCTATCACGGAGATTCTCTACATTAGACAAATAGAGACAATCAGGCTTAAGTGGGAAGTAGGCAATACTATTTTTATGGCAAGGGAATATATAGAAAAGTATGGCTCATTAAAAGACGCTAAAAACAATGTCATCAAGCAACTCTCAAAAGATGTAGGAATTTCAGAAAGAGAATTATACCGGTGTTTAGCATTCAGAGAAAAATTTAGTGATTTCAAACAAATTGAGGAGAAATTTCCAAAAAATATATCGTGGCACAAGTTAGTTAATCAGTATGTAGACTTTGAATTTCCGAGACCAGTATCAGATATTTTGTCTTTTCCAGACGAATTTGGTTTATTAAGATGGTGGAGAATGAAAGAAAAAGAGAAAGGAGGTGAAATTAAAAAAGTAATAGTTAAGTCAAGCGAGATAGAATTTGAGATTAAGAAAAAATAAGAAAAGAAAGGAGATAGAAAGTGTGGAGGGATTTCTGGTTTTATTATCCTTATATCAAAAGAGTAAGTCGGAGATGGATAAAGAGATTTAAAGACTGCGAACTTCAAGATTTATACCACGAAGGGATTTTAGTATATTGCAAAGTTTACAATTACTACCACCAACGCTTATCCTACGAAGAATTTATCAAAGTTTTAAAAGTAAGTTGTCAGAATCATTTTATTAGCCTTTTAAGAAAAAAGGATAATAGGATAGAATATTTTGGAACGATGGATGATTATAATTTTATAAAGGAGATTTTTAAAAATGATGGATTTAGGATTCGATTGGAAAGATGTAGTGCAGAAGTTCTTGTCGGAGCAGAATGTTAATCCGAAGAATTATTTTTTAGTAGAAAAATGTATACAGGGAATAATTGACCCTGTAGATGGAGGATATTGGTGCATTTCTTGGAGAAAAACACCTACAAGATTAATTTCAGTTTTAAAAGAAAAAGAGAGAGTATATTGGGAAGTATTTGAATTTTTTAGTAGAATACCATCTGCTGAGATAGATGAGTGGAATAGCCTTAGGGATATGGAAATCTCTAAAAGGATTAGAGTTTTAGGCAGGAATGTTAAGATTGCAAAGATATATATAGGCGGAAAGTATCTTTGGGACTTTTTGGTTTTATGCAGATTAAAAGACAATATGTCCATTAAAGAGGTGATAATAAGAAGTTTAAAATGGGCAGGAAAGGACTTTACAACTTTATACCCGGGATGGTGCATATATTATCTTAACAATAGACCAAAAGAGGACAAAAAAGAACACGGAATAGAAGTAATAAGCACAGGTCAATAAATTATGAACTGGTGGGGGATTTGGCTTCCAGAAAGCCATAAAGACAAGACTTTAGACAATTTTGACTGGAGAAATTTAGAGCAGGCTAAACAGTTAGTAGAGAAATGTCTTTCTTTAGAGAACAAATGTGGTCTTTTTATTTTTGGTGACCCGGGATTAGGAAAAACACATCTTTTAATAGGAATATTTGTAGAGTTTTTAAAGAAAAACTTATATGTAGGTCAGGATATTATTTTTACTCAATTTAGTAGCTTAATGCAAGAAATAACTCAAGCAGGAGGTATCTCTTGGGATAGAGCGGTAGAGGAAATTACCAGAGTTAAAATTTTAATTTTAGATGATATAAGACCTGTAGATGAAAGAAGCGAGATTATCTTAAAGAAGCTGATAGAGAAAATTTATGAAAAACAGATTAAGTTTTTTACTTCTATGAATGCAGATGATATAGGAGAAATTGTGGCAAAGTTAAAGTTAGAGGACTACTGGTTATCAAGATTAAAGGAAAGGTGTCTTTTTATCCATATAAAAGGGAAAGATAGGAGAAAACCAGATGTTTGAGCGAAAAGAGGCATTATTTGACTTCTTTCTACTTTCAGAAGAGGCTTTTGTTTTATTTAAAGATTTAGTTTTAGAGAAACTGGACCTTGATGGAAGTGAGAAAGCAATTATTTATAAGGTTGAGGACTTTAAAAATAAATTCAGAAGGATGCCTACTGCAAAAGAGCTTGAACTTTTAAAAGAAAAACCTGTTAGCGATTTACGGGGTTTAGATAGCAATGTCCTGTCAAAAGAATTTTTAGACTTTATAAGAAACGAGGCAATTAAGCGCTGGGTAATCAGTGTAGCGGATAAATTGGAAAAAAAGAAAGTAAAAGCTGAGGAACTATTTGAAGATGTAAGGGGATTAGTAAACGACTTTACTTCTAAAGACTTAAGACTTAAGCAACTTGGTGATGTAGTAGATAAAGTTTTAGAAAGAATGCTTGAGCCACCGGAGACAGAGATTATCTCGACAGGTATAAAAAGTTTAGATGAGGTTTTATATGGTGGTATCAGGAAAGGGGAATTTTTATGTGTAATAGCACCGCCGGGTAGAGGAAAGTCAATGTCTTTAATAAATTTTTGCTATGGGGCTTTACTGACAAGGAAAAATATACTTTTTATAACTTTGGAACTATCAGAGGAGCAGATAATTGCGAGGTTCATAAGAAGAATAAGCCAAAAGTCAAGAAAAGAGATTAGGTTAGATTTAGAAGGAACAAAAGGCATACTATACAGATTTATGGGTATAGCAGGAAAACTGTTTGTTTGCTACTTTAAACCGCATACATTAACTGCAGATGAAATTTTAATCATTTTGGAACGGGCTTCATACCATCTAAAAGAGCCTATAGATTTAATTATAATAGACTATTTTGACAGAATGAAAATGCCATCAAGATTTGAATACCGGGTTGCCTGCGGTTTTTTAATAGACTATCTAAGAGATATTGCTATAGAGAAACACTTGGCAGTAGTATCGGCTACACAGGCAAATAGAGCAAGTTTGCAAGCACAGGTTATCACAGAGGAATTTGTCTCAGAGAGTTTTAAAAAGATTGAGAACTCAGATATAGTGCTATCTTTAAATAGAACTCAGAAAGATGAAGAACATAATACCGCTAAATTTATAGTTTTAAAAAATAGAGAATGGGGAAATACAGGAGCAAATATTCCTGTCTTGATTGACTGGGAACGAAGTTATATCGGAGACCTAAAAGATGGTGGAACAATTCCTGAGGGAGAGGTTGGGGATATACAAGATTAGAAGAGACGAGTGGATTTTTCAAGTCTGTCCTTTTTGCAATAATCCAAGATGGAATTTTCAAATTTGCATACCTAAAGGAGTATGGCATTGCTGGGCCTGTAATAAAGGTGGGGGCTTAAAAACTTTTTTGAGAAGATTGGGCTATTTAGGAGAGTTTGATTTTGTGACTACAAATGGATATGTTTCAAATAGAACTTTTTCTATTGACATAGATAAATTTGAGCCTATTGGACTTATTAATAAGAACTGGAAATACTTCGAGAAAAAAGAGATTACAATTAAAGACTTAGATGAGTGGAAAGCAAGGGTATATAAAGAACAGGTTTTATTTCCATTTTTTGAAGACAAAGAAATGGTTTTTTGGGTTTTAAGGGATATGCTAAAGAACAAATGGTATCATGCAGGAAGGAGAAATATATCTATTTTTAAGAATGGAAATTCAAAAAAGTTAGTTGTCGTAGAAGGTATACCGGATGGCATTAAAGTTTATAAATGTGGTTTTTCAGTTTTAGTTCTTTTAGGAAGGAATCTAAATAAAACGGATAAAGTTTTAATCAAGCGTGGGAAGTTTGAAGTGATTTTATGCTTAGACGGTGATACTACAATAGATATATACAAGAAGTTTATAGCAGAGTTAGGCGAGGTCAAATGGGTAGATGTTTATCCTTATGACGACCCTTCTGATATGAAGTTAGAAGACTTAAGAAAGGCTTTAGAAGGTGCAAAGCCTTTTGATTTAAAGGATGAATTAGTTTTTAAATTTCAAAGAGAAACTGACACAAGTGTCAAAAGTACAACTGTATCTATCCTGTAATTGGGGATTAGCAAAAGGTTCAGATGAAGAGTTAGAAAAGTTGAAAAAACTTCTAACTGTCAGAGACGAATCTGCTATTTATACGAATAGTTATCGTAAAGGATTTTGGGACGGAACAGTTAAACTATATAAAAATACTAAAGTAGGAGTTTTATTTGGAGCAGGACTGATGAACTACATTCAGAAAAATTTAGATGATGTTGTCTTTGAAATTATAGACACAAGACCAAAACTAGAGGTTGAAAGCGGATATGCTTTACCGGTCAAGTTGAGAGACTATCAGGAGGAGGCAGTAAATAAGAGCATAGAGAAGCAAAGAGGACTTTTAAGCATACCAACAGCAGGAGGTAAAACTTGGATAGCAATTGCTCTGTTTAAAGCTTTTAAAGCAAAGAAATATCTATATCTAATACATAGATATGAACTTCTATGGCAACTAAAAGAATTATTTGAGACTGTATTCAAAGCAGAGGAGATAGGGATAAACGACTTAAGCAAAAAGTATATAGTAGCAATGGTTCAGACTATCTATGCAAGTTTAAAGAAAAATTCTTTGCCAGAGTTAAAAGACATAGAAGTTTTAGTGGTAGATGAGGCTCATCACGCAGGAGCAAGGTCTTGGAATAAAGTTATTATGGCTATGGAAAATGCATCAGTAAAAATAGGTCTAACCGGAACAGTTCCTTCAGGAAGAAGTCCTGAGGTTTTAGGTATGATTGGTGCAATAGGTGATACTATATATGAATTAGATTGTAAAAGACTAATAGAGGATGACTATGTAGCAGGACCTTATGTAAAGTTTTATCAGGGAGAATGGTGTAAAAATATAGATTTAGGGATTGACATACGAAAGGTTTTTGGAAGGATGCAGGGCAAAGAGTATTGGGAGCTGGCACGAAGAAAGATTTTAGTAGAGAATGAAAATAGGAATAAATTTATAGCTGATTTGGTTAAAGACAAAAAAAATGTATTGATAGTAGTAGATATATTAGAACATGGAGAAATTCTTTCTAAGATGATAGGCTGTCCGTTCACTTGGTCAGGAACAGAAGAAAGAAAGGAACTTTTTGAGAAATTTAGAAAGGGAGAAATAAGTCATTTAGTTTCATCACCTATTCTTGAGGAAGGTGTAGATGTATCAGGGATAAAAGTGGTAGTGATAGCTTCAGGAGGCAAATCAAAGAGAAAACTGCTTCAAAGAATAGGTAGAGGTATGAGAAAGCAGGAAGGTAAAGAGAAAGTAGAGATAATAGACTTATGGGATGATTATCCACCGCTTTTGGAAAGACATTCAAGGCAGAGATATAGAATTTATCGGGAAATGGACTTTCCAGTAGATATTCACAAGATATTCACAAGATATTCACAAGATATTCACAGGTTTGAGGGGTATGAATAGAAAAATTTTTAAAAATTTTTTGAAAATCTTAAAAAATCTATTTTATAAGTCTTTGATACTCAATGAGTTAGAGAATTATTTTTTTATTTTTTTCAATTTTTATAAGTCTTTGAAAATCAAGGACTTACAGAATAAAAATTTTTTAAAAAAGTTCCCGCTTAAAGCGTTACCTAGTACTGAGGGTGGAGAAAAGCAGGGAATATGTAAACAGATAAATAGATTAACTGATAAATATAAAAATGATAATATTTACTTCAGTTGTTACGTACTGTGTTGCGAGCGCATGGGGGAGGTCTGCCTATTTAAGAAAATCACTGACACAAGTGTCAAAGGGTGGTTATGGAGTGTAAAGGTTGCAAGTTAAAAAAATTAGTCCCACCAGAATCAGTGGGATTTCCAAGATTTTTAGTTATGGGTGAGGCACCGGGAGAGGAAGAGGTTAAGCAGAAGAGACCTTTTATAGGACCTACCGGTAGTATGCTACGAAAGGTTTTAGATAAGTTGCCTTTTGGATACAGACTAACAAATACAGTATTGTGTTTTCCTGAAGATGGAAAGTTATTAGAATCAGTAAAGAGAAAATGTATAGATTTGCATTTAAAACAGGAAATAGAGAAGTTTGACTATTTTTTATTGGTAGGAGGAACTGCTTTGGAAGCAGTTTTTGGCGGTATAGATAAAGGGATAATGGATTTAGCAGGACATATATTAGTAGATGCAAAAGGTAAAAAATATATTCCAATAGTGCATCCGTCATTTTATTATAGGCAGGGAATTAAAGAAATAGAGGATTCGAGACTGAAAGACTGGATTAAAGACATCATAAGGATTGTTTCAGTAGTAGAAAAGAAAGATAAATTGCCTTTTGAATATGAAATTGTGAGAGATGTGAAAAAGATAGAAGGTTTAAAAAAAGAAAAAGTTTTAGTATTTGATGTGGAGACAAGTTCGTTAGATACGCAGAATTGTGTAGTGTATACTTTAAGTATTAGCGGATTAGATGGAAAGATTTACATAGTTGAGGATATAGATTTGGTAAAGGAAATTTTAGAGGATAGAGACAAGACATTTATTATGCATAATGCTTCGTTTGAATATAAAGTTTTATTTCAGAAAGGCATTAAAATGAAAGGCAAGATATATGATACTATGCTAATGGCAGGATTAATAAATCAGAATCGCGATAGGTCGTTTTTTGGACTAAAGAACTTGGCAAAGCAATATTTAAAATATAAATATTTTAGGCTTATTCCTGATTTAAAAAATATAGAAAGTTGTCCTTATATCTATGAATATAACGCAGAGGATGTTTATGTGACAAGGGAACTTTATAAACTTTTAACTAATTTACTAACTGAGAAGCAAATGAATTTTGTTGATAAAGTATTAAGTTCTGCAATAAAGGTTATCTCAGAGATAGAGATGATAGGTATTATGATAGACAAAGAAAAAGTTAATTCTATTAGTAATATGGTGAAGTCGAAGAGTCAGGAAGTCGAAGAAAAGTTAAAACAAATTGCCAATATGGATATGAGAAGTTCTGTGCAGATAGGCAAGTTTATAGAGGCTGAGTTGAACAACGAGCTGGAGACAAAAGACATAGTTGAGACTTCACGAACTGAAAGTTTAAAGCAACTTTCAGTAGATGAGTTTACTTTAACTGAAATCAGAAAAAGAACTAAAAACGAAAAGGTTAAAGAGTTTATTAGTTTGCTATTGGAGTATAGAAAATGGGAAAAAATGCAACAGACTTTTTTGAAGAACTTTATTAAGTATTTATCGGCTGATAGCAGGATTAGAGCAAAGTATGATTTGATGGGAACACGGTCAGGCAGGTTAAGTTCAAGTTCACCTAACTTGCAAAACATACCAAAGAACTTAAGAGTAGTTTTTATTCCAAAAGAAGGATATAAGTTTTTAGAGGCGGATTTATCGCAAATAGAAATGCGAATAGCAGGAATTTTAGCAGAAGACAAAATTATTTTAAAAGCATATAAAGACAATGAAGATTTACATATCTTAACTGCTTCGGTAGTTGCCGGTATTAGTAAAGAGGAAGTGACAGATAAAATGAGACAATCAGCAAAAGCGATTAACTTCGGCTTACTATACGGTATGCAGGCTCCATCATTTAAAGATTATGCCAGCAAGGAATATGGTATAGAATATAGCATAGAGGAAGCAGAGAAGATAAGAGAAAGATTTTTTACTTTATATTCTGGTTTAAAAAATTGGCATAAAAGAGTAGAGGAGCAGATTAAGAAATATCATTGTATAGAAAGTCCTTTTGGTAGGGTTTATATTTTTGAAGATGAGTCTGATGATTTTTCTTTTGTAATAAGACAAGCATTGAACTATCCTGTTCAAAGTTCTTCTTCAGATTTAAATTTATATATAATGGGAAAACTTTTTGAGTGGCGGGATAAAGAGAATGTAGACTTTAACTTTGTCGGGTCAGTTCACGACAGTATGCTTTTAGAGGTAAGAGAAGATTATTTAAATTTAGTAGAGCAAAAGATTAAAGAGATTGTAAAAAATGTATCTAATGAGTTTGATTGGATAACTATTCCGATAGAAGTTGAAACTGAAGTTAAAAATAATTGGAAAGGAGATGAGGATTAGGAGGTGATGATAAATTTTATTTGAATTTTGTTTGAAATCGTTTAATTTTATGATAAAATTTTTAAGAGAGAGAAAAGGAGGTAGAAATGGAAAAGTTAAGAGTTGATATGGAAAAATTTTTAAGAGAGGAAGAAGAGAGAAAGAAAAGCCAAGGATTATTCACGCAAAACTACGAGATTGTTCCCGGAGAAAATCCTTTAAGATTGTTGCCACGCTCGTCAAAGATTTTTAGTGAGGGGGATTATCACTTTGCAATTAGATATTTTGTCCACTACAATTTATTTGATGTTCAGGGATATAGGATGTTAGTATGTCCTTCAACATATAAGCAGAGATGTCCGATTTGTGAGTATATCTTTAGTGAGAAATGGGAAAAGGTATCCAGCATAAGAAGGCAGGAAAGATTTTTGTATAATGTGTTTGATTTGAGAGACAATACTTTAAAAGTTTTGGAGACAGGACCGCAAATCTACGACGGATTTAGTAAATTATGGGTAGACGGCGACTGGGGACCGGAGAAAATGGTTGATATAAAGAACGGTTGTGCAATTAAAATTATATTAACACCGGCAAACGAAAGTAATACCGGTTGGAATAAATATGATGTATCTATTACACCTAGAGTTGTAGATTTGAGCAATTTACTGTCTGCAGATTGGTTGAGTTTTGTTGATGGATTAGAAGGGAAAATTCCTTCTATGAAGGATGAAAAGGAAATAGAACGGTTGCTTGATTGTTATATCAAAGGAATTCCACCTAATTCGGAAGAAATGGAGAATAGAGATGCTGTAGCAGAAGAGAGAGCAAAAGAGATAGAAGCTTTAGGAAAAAAAGAGGGCAATAAGGTTGTAATGACTGCACCTGAAAGTTTGAATAATAAGAAAGAAAAAGAGCCTGAATGCTTTGGACTTGAATTCAATCCAAGAAAAGAGGTTTGTAAGAATTGCAGTTTCTGGATTAGGTGTAGGGAACTATTTATTAAAGGGTGATATGTTAAAAATAGAATTTGTGGTTAGACCGGTTAATAGCGAGATAATTCCTCAGTGGATAAAGGATATGTTTGCAGATAATATAGTATCAAGCACATTAGAGAAGTTAATTGCTAATATAGATTTAAACTGGGAAGGTTTAAAAGACGGTAGGATAGGAAAACTGTTTAGCGATAAGAGTATCAGCGTGTATGTAGCATTAGCATGGCTAACCGACAATGAAGACGAAATAGTTTGTGATTTTGAGGGCTTACCTGTAGAGAGATATGAGGAGATAATAAATGGCAGAAAGATGTATAAGTATGTTAAAAAAAAGCTACGGATAACAAAGATAATCAACAAGGAAAGAGAGATATTTGAAGTAGAGGGCTGGATTGTAGATGTAGATAAAGACTCTGTAGACCCAGTAAACGCAGTAAAGGTTCTGGAGGTATATTCAAGGGGAAAGGAGAGTGGAGTAAGATTAGAAAATTTTTTGACTAAAGAAGTTAAAGCAGATTTAAGAAAATAAGTGGGAATTTATGAGATAGAAAAATTGAGATAGGAGGGTAAAGAGATGGAAAAAACTCTAATTTTTTCAGATGTTCATCTGCATGCTTGGAGAGCCTTCGGTTTAGATTTACAGTCAGGACTTCCTAAAAGATTAAAAGAACAAAAACAGGTTTTAGAGCAGATTTTGGATTTGATAGGGAAAGAGAAAATTAAAGGCGTAATTTTTGGCGGAGACCTGTTTCATAAGATAGGTGAAATTCCTGTAGAGTGTTTAAACATTGCTGATTGGTTTTTTAAAGAGTTAAAGGAAAAGAAAGTAGATTACTGGTTAGCGATTGGCAATCACGATGTAATAGATAGGAGCAATCCTCAGTGGTTTGAAGACGCCTCAAGAATATGGAATAGGAGCAGAGAAGTATCTGCTCCTTTTTTTATTGGCAATTACTTTGACAGCAATGAGGAAATAGAGAAAGCAAAGGGATATGAGTTAGTAGTGGTTCATAAGACTCCTATGTATGCAAAGATAAATGAGTATATTTTTGAGGAGGGAGTTAATTGGAAAGAGTTAGTGAAAAATAATAGATTTGTGTTTTTTGGGCATTTACATCAGCCACAGAAGTTAGCAGAGAATTGCTTTGTTATAGGTTCTTGTATGCAATTAGGATTTGGAGAATCTGGTGATAGAGGTGTCTGGATAGTAGATGAAAAGCCAAAATTTTATCCGCTTAAAAGTCCAAAGTTTATTACAGTTAAGACTTATTCAGAAGTTCAGGACGATGGAAATTATTACAGAGTTTTAGAAGCCGATAAAACATTAGACAAAGATATGAGTAATGTTATTGCAGTGTATACTCCAAAAGTTATAGAGGAAAGGATTAAGACAGATAGATTGGGCGATATTTTGAATGAATGGTTAAATATTAAAGGAAAGGACAAAAGTTATGCAGAAGTTATTAAGGATATTATACAAATACAACCTAAGAAGATAGTTAAGAGTTTTGTTGGCAAGCTAAAGAAAGTAAAGATTAAAAACTTTTTGTCTATAGAAGATATAGAGTATGAAATACCAAAAGGATTCACACTTATTGCTGGCGAGAACGGTTCGGGTAAAACAACATTAGTAGAAGCAATCTTTTATGGGTTGTTTGGAAAAACTACCAAAGGGCTGACTGGTGATGATGTAATTAGGGAAGGGCAAGATGATTGCTCGATAGAGCTGGAACTTCAGAACGAGCAAGAGAAAATTAGAATTGTAAGACAGAGACAGGTTTTAAAGATTTATGCTAATGACAAAGAGGTTTGGTCCGGAGTAAGATTAATAGACAAGCAGAGGTTGTTAGAGGAGGAGATGTTAGGATTTGACTACCGGATGTTTTTAACAAGTTGCTATTTTAGTCAGGAAAGTCTTTTGATGTTTACTTCTTTGACTGATTCTGGTAGAACAGAGTTAGTGAACAATTTATTAGGATTTGATATATATGATAGTTTATACGAAAAGGTTTCTGATAGAATTAAAACTTATGATGTTAGCATAAAGGATGCAGAGGATTATAAAAATACTTTGAGGGAGAAATTTGCTTATACTGAAGCAAGCCTAAAAAAGATAGATGATGCTGTTAAACAGATTGACGATTTTATAGCACATAAGAAAAATCAGATAAATGAAAAGATGGAGTTTATTAAGAAACTTAAAGCTTATAGTGTAGATATAGAGGTGAAAGACTATCAAAGAGATTTTGAGGAGCTTAATCAATTGAAAGAAGAATTAAAGAAACGAATAGACGGGTTAGAGAGTGAGCTGGATAAAAATCTAAAAGTTTATTTGGAAATTCAAAATAAGAAACAGGACAAAGCAAGGGATTTTGCAGTTATACAGAAGGAGATAAAAGAATTAGAGAAGAAGTATAATGAAGTAGATAGCCTTAAAGAAGGAACAAGATGTGATAGATGTGGCAGTATAGTAAGTTTAGAAAACCTTAAACTTTTGAAAGAAAACATAGTAAAAGAAGTTGGAGCAAAGGAAGAGGTTAGTGATATTCTATATAAAGAGCTAAGTAAGATTGAAGAGGAGTTAAAGCAGGTAGAACTTAAGACAGATGAATTAAAATTAAAGAAGCAGAGTCTAAATGAGAAGTTGACTAAAATAGATTTGGATATAAAAAACCTGATGAATGAGCAGAGAGAATACGAGAAGAAAGTCGAGAAAGCAAAAAGTTCAGAAATAGCAATTCAAGAGAACCTTAAAGTAATTGAAGAGTATAATAAAGACCTTGAGGCTTTAAAAGAGAGAAAGGAACGGACTTTGAAAGAAAAAGAAGATATTGTTAAAGAATATAGCGAGTTAAAAAGTGCTTTAGAAGATGTAGATAACAAAATACAGAAATTTAAAGAAGGTATTGAGAAATTGGAATTTTGGAAAGAAGCGTTTTCTAATAAGGGGATTAAAAGCTTGCTTTTAGATAAGTTCTGCAATCAATTTAATATTTTAGTAAATAGTATTTTAGCAGATGTTTCTATGGGGTCTATGAGCATAACAATCTCATCTACATCTCAATTAAAGTCAGGAGAAGAGAGAAATAAAATAGGTTTAGAGATAAGAATAAGAAACGCTATACGAAGATATGAGAGTTTGTCAGGTGGAGAAAAAAGGCGAATAGATATTGCTTTATGTATTGCTTTAAACAGATGGGTTAAGAGTTTCTTAGGAATACTAATAATTGACGAGTTATTTGCATATATGGATAGAGCAGGAGAAGAGGCAATAGGAGGTTGTTTATTTAGAGAGGGTCAAAACAAAGCCGTTTTAGTGATTTCGCATACGCCAGAGTTAGGCTCCTATACAGATAGAATTTGGACTATGATAAAGGAAAACGGAGTTAGTCGATTATTACGATGAAAAAGAAATGTGCATTTCCGGGATGTAATACTATACTTTCATCTTATAATAAGTTTAGCCATTTTTGTTGGCGTCATCAGGAATTATTAGAGCAGAGTGATATAAAATATAAAAAAGGTAAATTTTATTTCGAGGATGTGAATATACCGCTTGAAAAAGTAAAAAATTTTCAATTAATAAAAGGGAGGAAAACAAATGTTTAAAGCAATAGTAGTTATGAAAAAAGATATATATTGCATAAACAAGGGAAAGAGTGGATGTTTAGATAGAATTGACAAAGGTGAAAAAGTAATAGCAGAGATAATAGAAGGAGAACCGAAGCCTTTGTTTTATTGCAGAAATTGTGGGATAAAAAGATTGAATGAGGTAAGAGATGGGCTATTTAAGGTAGAAAAAAAAGTCTATGGTAGCAGTGGGGCATAAATAAAAGAAAAAAATGAGAAACTATATAGGGATTGACAACGGAGTTTCAGGTAGTATAGGCATAATTACTTTTACGATAGATTTGAGGAAGGAAGTAAAGTTATGCAAAATGCCTGTTAAAAGATGTTTGGACTATATCAAGAAAGAGAGATATTTAAACCGTATTGATGTAGATAAGTTAGAAGATTTATTGGCAGAATATGAACCGGAAGCGACTATTGTAGGGGTAGAGAGACCAATGGTAAATCCTATGCGGTTTAGGGCTTCAGTGTCCGCTTTAAGAGCGTTAGAGGCAACCTTGATAGTTTTAGAGAAGTTGAGGTTGCCTTTGTTGTATATAGATTCAAAACGATGGCAGAAGGAGTTGTTTGGTAGGATTCAGATTAAAGATTTGAAGTTAATGTCACTTGAAGTTGCAAAGAGAATATTTCCGAATGTTGACTATATTGGTTTTGAGGATGCAGATGGATTATTGATTGCTGAATATTTGTTTAGACAAATGTGGGAAAATAGGGGAAAATAGAATGAGGAAACCTAAAGAATTGACTAAAAAACAGAAAGAAATGTTAGGAGAGATAGTTTATACTTATCTGGAATGGAAGAATTTAAAGTTAAGATTAAGGAAGTTATTTAATGAAGCAGAAAAATTAGGAATACCGACTAATCAACTGTCTAAGCCTTTAGGGATAAGCAGAGTTGCAATTTGGAGAAGGTTTAAGAAATTGGATTATAAAGGAAGGTATTTGTAATGTTTAGATTGAGGCGTAATGACATTTGTCTAAAGTGTAAGGTAAGTCTTGAGATAGAAAATGTTAAGGATAACGAAGAGTTAAAAAGATTTGAAATAGTTGCGCATTGTCCGAAATGTGGGGCTACTTCAGAATTTATTAGAAGTAAAAGGTTAAGAATTGAAGAAGAGGATTAGATATATATGGTGAAGGAAGTGGATGTAGAGAAGATAACAGAAATTATTTATGAGGCAACAAGATTAGAGGCAATATGGTCTAATAGAGGTATAGTTCCAGAAGTATGGGCAGAAAGAGATGAGGTATTTAGAAAGCAAATGATAGATATTGTTAGACAGTATTTAACAATGGAAAAATTGCCAACACCAGAAGAAGCTCATAATTCTTGGATGGAAAGTTATTTTAAGATGGGTTGGAAGTATGGAAAAAAGCGAGACCCTGTATTGAAAACACATCCGGATTTGGTATCTTATAATAAATTACCAAAAGACGAACGAGATAAAGATGCTGTATTTTTAGCATTGGTTTGGGTAGTCAGAGCTATAGTCAAAGCCGAGATTCAAAAGGAGGAATGGAAGAAGAAGTTGTTAGAAAAATTATCGAACAATCCATATCCCGAAGATATTTTTATTCCTTTAACAAAGCAGGATTGGAAGAAACTTGCCAAACTTATTCAAAACGAAATGGGATTTTCTCTTGATAGAGTAAGCGGAGATTTAATGCGGAGAGGATGGAATAATTGTTTTGATGAGATTAAAAAAATCGTAAAGGAGATATGAAATGAAGATAAGTGGTAAATTTTTAGGTCTTTCTACAAGTGATATAGCGGAGATAGAAATTTCTCTTGAGGACCTTTTGTTTCAAGTATAACAGAAAGGCAGGTGAGAGATGAATTTAAAAGAAATAATCCAGCGTTTAGAAGCAAAATATGGAATAACGGGTAAAGAGGGATTTACCGAAGAGTTAGTTGCCCAGATTGAATCTGAAATCTCCGCCAAAGAAGAAGCGTGGAAAAAAGAATTGTTAGAGAAGTTGCCAAAGGAAAGAACGGAAAGATATCTTGCCCACGAGATTAACGGCGTTAGAGATGAGGTATGGGATGCTGGTTGGAATAGCTGCCTTTCTAAAATCAAAAAACTTATAGAGGAGGTGTAAAATGGAAATAAAACGCTGGAAATATAGCGGAAGTGGTAATAGTGTGGCAGATTATACAGAGATTTTAGAGGAGTGTGAATTCTGTGATGGGACAGGGGAAGATAAAGATGGAAATCCCTGTCAAGAGTGTGAGGGTAGAGGGGAAAGGATAATAAGGATTTAAAAGGAGTAGGTAATGAGTAAGATAAAAGAAGTTTTTGAAAATTTGATAGAGTCAATTAACTGGAATAATGAAGAAGATAGAGAGTTGTGTCTGTTAAATAAGCCTGAATTTGGTTCACAAGAAAAAGATGAGGCATATGAAGTAGGTTGGACAATTTGTAGAAATATGGTTTATGTAAGACTTAAAGCTATAAAAACACAGTTGCAGGAAATAGAGCAATGTATTGAAGAAGAAATGAAGCAGATGTGGAAAAAGGAATTAGTGGAGAAGTTGCCAAAAGAAAAAGAGGCTTCAGGAGAATGGGTTAAGTCTGTTTGTAATTCGTTACCAAAAAATGGGATAACAACAGTTTTTGATTATTCTGATTTTGATGATAGGAAAGGTTGGAATGATTGTCTTAGTGAAGTTAAGAAGGTTATAGAGAGATTGTGAAGGAGGTGTAAAAATGCATAATTTTATTTATGGATTTATGTGGGGGTTGGGGTTTTTTCTGTCAGGTTTATTTTTGATTTTGTTAGTTGTAGGGTGCATAATGATTGCTACTTTTTTGTTTGGGAAAGAGGAAGAAATAGGAGAAACAGGAGGTGAAGATGTCAGTGTGTGAAGTATGTGGAAACGAATTAAGGGCAATTGAAAACAATACGCCTTTTAAATGTAAAGTGTGTGGTGGCATAGACTTTCCGTTTAAACCTACAAGAGATATTGTTTTTATATATCCAGACCCTGTTAAGGACTTGCCAGATGGTTTAGTTTTGCCACCAGTAGTAAAAGCAAATATGCAATCAGAAATAGAAACAGGAACTGTTCTTGCAGTAGGAAAGGGATATTGGGATAAGAAAGGAAAATTTCACCCGGTAAATTTTAGAGTAGGAGACAGAGTAATTTTTGATAAGACTTGTCCTTGGTGGATGGATGTAGAAGCTCCAGATGGAAGTAGATATTTAGTTAGATATATGGGTTCAGTTGATGTGAAATGTAAGATTGAGGAGAATTAGTAGCAATGGAGAATAGTAATGATGTTTGTAATCACGAAGTAATGCGGAAGGTTATGACTGGAGAGTATAAAGGCAGTTTTATTTTTGAGTGTTGTAATGTTGCTCATTATTTTGATGATGGCACTATGAAGCCACCTTGTGTTAAATGTCCAGAATGTGGAAAGTGGCTATCTTATGAAGAAAGGTTAAAAATGTTAAAAGCAAAAGATAAGTGAGATAGAGAAATGCCTTATTGGTTTGAATCTAATAATTTGAGAGTAGGTAAGGATTTAGACAGAAGAAGGAAATTAACTGATGAGGAGAGAGAGACAATAAAGTCTTTATACCAAAACGGTGTTTCTATTAGAAGAATTGCTAAAATTTTTGAGCATAAAGTTACCAGAAGAGCTATTCAGTTTATTCTGTTTCCTGAAAGGTTAGAGAAGCAATATGATTATAAAAGAGATAGACATTGGGATTATGAAAGAGAAAGGCATAAGAAGGCTGTTAAAAACTATAGAATACATTTAAAGGAGATTTATGGTTTGAGAGGGAGATAAATATGCGAAGAATGGAATTAGAAGGAGGGGGGTGTAAGAATGTGGACTTGGACAAATGATTGGACGACAGAGATTAATGCTGATAGTATAGGATGGTGGAATAATGTTAGATATACTGCTGGTGTAGTTCCTGTTGCTACTTGGGGAAATGAAGAGTTGGAGTATCGTAGAGATGGACAAAGATGGACTTATGCAGATGACAATAAGATTGAAGTGATAAAAGGAAGTCCGGCAAAAGCAAGATATTGTGTTTTCTATGCCAAGAAGAAAGACCCTGTGATATTCTGTAAAACAAGAAGAGAGTTATATAAGGAAGTGAAAAGACTTGTAAAAGATAAAGATGTTGATGTTAAGAGTATCAGGGTTTTTGCTTTGATAGGTGGGGCAAAAGAGGTGAGAAGAATGAAGAGAGGTGAAAATGAGTGATTTTGGTAAAGGATTCACATATTGTATAGGATTATTTTTAAAACACGCAGAGAAAAATAGTGCTTTGTGGTTCGTGGCTGCTGACCATTTATTTGAACTTAAGATACCTAAAAATTTTGTTCTTAAGGAAGAATGTAAATTGTGGCGAAATAAATGTCTGGATTGGCGATTGAAGAAATGTTCTGGAGAAGATAAGAATTGGGCAATAGAACAGGCTCAGAAGTTTTTGATGGAATGGGATAGACAGAATAATATTCCAGTAGAGAAAGGAAAATGGGAATGAAACACAGAAATGAACATTGAGATTTTTAAACTTAAAGAGAAGATAAAAATTGCTTCTTTTAAACATAGAGGAAATATCAATGCTATTGTAAAAGAACTTAACTTGCCTGATACCAGAGAAAGTTTTGAATTTGTAGAAAAAGTTTTAAGGAAGTTAAGGAAGAGTGAGGAAAGAAATGTTTCACTTTTAATCTGCAATACTTTAATGAGATTTTTGATGGAAGGCTACCAGCAGAGAACCACATATATTCAAGAGATGCTAAGGGATTTAGAGGGAAAAGAGCAGAGTTTAGTATCTAAATGTTGTCATATGCCAGTAAGTAGTTATAAAGATACATATATCTGTTTAAAGTGTGGTAAAGTCTCAAAAGAGATAGAGAGAATAGACAAATTAGGAGTTCTTGTTTTAAAGATTAAACTACTTGAAGTGTTAAGAGAAGAAGACAAAGCATTGGTAGAATTTGCTTCAAAGATGGGTTATACGGCAGAGACACAACAACAGCCTTTAATTAAGAAAGTGCAGAATGTTTTATATTTAGGGGAGGAAGGACTTAAAGAATTAACAGAGGAAGAAAAAGCAGTGTTTAAAGAAATTAAGGATTTGTCGCCTGTAGACAGAGAGGAAGTTATAAAGAGATTAGAGACTTGGGTAAAAAATGAGCGAAGTCCAGAACAAGAGAATAAATAAGGCAAGAATAGAAAAGTTGCTTTTAGCCACTTATGAGTTGGACTATCAGGAGCGTCCTGTTTCTATTGATGAATTTATAGAGAAAAGAGAGTATTTAGGAAGCTCAACTAACTTTGGAAGAGGTATCTATCCGATTTGGAGAGAGGTTTTAAGAGAGATATTTGATTACAACGATAGATATTTGATAGTTTTTACAGGAGCTATTGGAACAGGTAAGTCAAGCATTGCGGTTATAGGTTTGTTGTATGTGATGTATCGGGTATTGTGCTTAAAAAACCCGTGGCAGTATTTTTCTAAAACAGAGAGCGGAAAGATGGCAATTTCTTTTTTTAACCTAACTAAAAACTTATCTGAATCAAGAGGGTTTCAAATTATGCAGGGCTATTTAAGAAAGAGTGCTTGGTTTAGAAGAAGGGGTTTTTTAGCCAGCAATGAAGTTAGATTTGATTTATTTGAATATCTTTTAGCATCGCCTTATAGCAGGGGTTTTGGAGTAATAGGACATAATATAATTGGAGGATTGATGGATGAAGTAGATAGTCCAACAGAATCTGAAAAGCAGAAGTTTAAGGTCTTAAAAGCCTATGAGGCAACAGCTCGTAGATTTGAGTCCAGATTCGTAGTCAAAGGCAGGTCTTTAGGAAAACTTTTTCTCTGTGCTTCAAAACAAGACGAGATGAGTTTTTTAGAAACATATATAGCCAGTATGAGAGGTGCAAAGAATGTTTTAGTTTATGATATACCTTTATGGAAGGCACAGCCAAAAAGTGTATTTTCAGGAAAGACTTTTTTAGTTGCTTGTGGAGACGCTTATACTTCACCTAAAATTTTAAAAGATGAAGACGAAAGAAAAAAGGCAGAGGAACAGGGATTTAAAGTAATAGAAGTTCCGGAGGAATATAGAACTTCTTTTGAGACAGACATAATAGGAAGCTTAAGGGACATTGCAGGGATAAATGTAAGTTATATTAGAAAGACAAAATTGTTTTCCTCAGAGAAGTTTTTAAATCTTTGTTATGACCCGCAGACAGAGTCGCCAATAACAAAGCCAGAGATAATCTTGGATTTAGAGAGTGAAGACGAACTTATCTGGTATCTGGATGTAGGTAAACTTGTTCTGCCAAAAGAAGTTCCTCGCTATATACATTTAGATGTTGGGATATCTCACGACGCTTTAGGTATAGCAATGTCAGGAATAGAAAGGTGGGAAGAGATAAATGTTCAGAAGCCTGATGGGACTTTTGTGAAACAGAAAGCACCGATAGTAAGGACAGACTTTGTTATGCGGATAGTTGCAAAGGAAGGAAAAGAACTACCACTTTTTAAAATCAGGAAATTCGTTTTAGATTTAAAGGCTTTAGGGTTCAACATAAAGTTGTTTACTTCCGATTTGAAGTTAGCCTCAACAGACACTTTACAGATTTTACAAGTTGCAGGGATAAACTCAGAGTATTTCTCAGTAGACAGGACTACAAAGCCTTATATGGACTTTAAGCAGTTGGTATTGGAGAAAAGATGGGTTATGTATAAAGATTCATACTTGCATTTTGAGTTAAGTAATTTAGAATGGGACAAAGAGCAGGGCAAAATAGACCATCCGGATAAAGTGCAAGAGGTTGTATTTTTAGAAGACGGAAATGTAAAAGAGGTAGTTTTAAAAGGCTCTAAGGACCTTGCAGATGCAGTATGTGGCTCAGTGGCAAAAGCAGTAGAGGTAGAAAGTGAAGAAATTAAGAAAGTAATGGATGTGGATAAGATGAAAGCAATTTTAGAAAAAGTAAAGTCAGGGGAAGAGACAAGTGATTTCTTAAAGAAAGTTTGGTGGGCAGAAATAGGAGGAAAAGAGATTGTTGGAACTGCTGAAGACATAAAGAAGTTCATTGGGCTTTTGAAGAGAAAAAAGTGATACGCGTCGGCAGGCAATTTTTGACACGCGTGTCAAAAAAGTAAACTCTCCTTTTCAAAAGGCATAAAGGAGGGGTGATAAAAAAATGATTAAGTGGTGTGAAGATAAGTTTAGATACTATTTTAAGAAGAGAAAAATACTTTTGGGAGGCGATTGCAGAATATAAGAACTCGCCAACGCAGGAGAATTTTAGGGAGGTTCTCTTGAGGGGCGAGAAGTTGTTGTTGTATATAGTGCTTAAAATGTCTTATAAATTGCCTTTTTATAAAGTTCCTATAGAAGACCTTTATCAGGACGCAGTAGTAGTTTTAGGTGAAACTGTTTGCAAAGAAAAACTTCCTAAATACAACTTCTTGCCTTTTTATTTAAACTCCAGAATTTACAGGTATTGTTATAAGAAATATAAGGGTTTGATGAAGGAAGAGAATCTAAGTGCATTAGATTTAGGATGTAGACTTGAAGACATAGGAAAAGAGGGAAACGACGCACAGAAAGAGTTTGAAAGTTTGTTAGAGCTGGCAAATGACAAAGAGAAGAAGTTTATAGAAGAATGGCTTTCTTTAGTAGGTAAAAGAAAGCCTTGGTTCCTTTATAAAAGAAAGGATGCAATTTTAAAAAGATTGAGAAAGAGAATTTTAAGAGAAGAAAAATTAGCCAAAGGAAAGTAAACTACTGACAGCTAAAGCAGTCAGCTTTAGGAGGAATATGCGAAACAAAATTCAACATATTCACATCCTTTCGGGGCTGTTTACCACAAAGAGCCCCCAACTGGGCAATATTCTTAGCCGCATTAACATCGGCATCAATAATATTGCCACAGCTTGGACAACTAAAGTGCTTGCCATTTCTATTACCAATTGTCTTACATACACTACAAATCTGAGAAGTGTAATTAGGGTCAACAACAACGAGAGGAATACCAGCAAGCCTTGCCTTATATTCAAGAAAGAAACGGAGTTGCCTAAAAGCCCAAGAGTGATGTTTCCGCCTCTGTGCCTTTCTTACAGTAGTTCTTTCTCTAATGTGGGTCAAATCCTCAATAGCAATTCCTTTACCTTCAGCTTTAGCTTTTTCTACGATGCGTTTGCTAATTGTATGATTGGTAATAGTGGCAAATCTCTGTTCTCTGCCTTTAAGCCGTTTCAGAAGCTTTCTGCTTCCTTTCGTGCCTTTGCGTTGAACAGAGCGTCGCACTTTAAAGTATTTATCTCTAATCTTATTAAGTTGTTCAGAACTAAACTTTGTTCCATCAGACAGTGTGGCAATGTCAGTTATACCAAAATCTACACCTATAAATTCTTCAACATCTTTAACATCTTCTTCAGAAACTTCTACAGTCTGAAAAAGATAAAATTTATCTTTCTTATAAACAAGGTCTGCTTCACCTTTAATATAAGGAAGATATTTGGGATTATGGCAGATAAAAGGGATTTTCAATCTCCCATCAATAGACCAAATAGAAACAATTCGTTTTTCAATGTTATAAGAAAGAATTCGGGCATCATAAGTAATGGCTCCAAGAGGATTAAAAATTCGTTTCTTTTTCTTATCAAGTTTATAACTATCAGCGACCTTGCTAATACATCTAACAAGAGCTTGAGCAGAAAGTTTAGAAGATTTTTTTATGGAATGATAAACAAGATTATGAAGTTTAAATTGATTAAAGGTTTTATTTTGCCAGGCAATATCAGAAATGATATTACAAACTTTATTACATTCCTTAATAGTTTCTATAAGGCTTTTAGACTGTGTATCATCAGGCAAAAGTTTTATCTGCAAAGTAAGTTTCATAGTTTAATTATAATTCATTTATTTGAAAATATCAAGAGAAATTTTTTAAGAAAGGAGGATGGGCAATTCCTCCGCCAGATAAATCAGGCGGTCTCCTTGCCCTATTTTTTATGAGACCAAGAGAGTTTTACTATACAAGAGAAGAGACTGTAAAAGATTTATTGGCAATAACTCCAATAGGAGAAAACGATTCAGTTTTGGATGCAGGTAGCGGGTTAAACAAGGTATGGTATAACAACATAAAACAAAAGGAAAAATACGAATGCGAGATAGAAGAAGGTAGAGACTTCTTTGAGTGGAACTTAGAAGTTGACTGGGTGGTAGGAAATCCACCTTTTCAGTTAGGTTGGAAGTTTTTAGAAAAAGCAAGCAGAATAGCAAGGAAAGGAATCGCTTTTTTAGGAAGTATTAAGTTTTTAAACAGCATGGTAGTCCCTAACAGATTAGAGACTTTAAAACAAAGAGGATTTAGTTTAAAGAGAATGCATATCCTTCAGGATAAGAGGTGGTATGGCAGATATTTTTATTTGATTTTCACAAAAGAAGAAAATAACTTTTTAAGTTGGGTGTTAAAAGTATATTGAGGAGAAAAGATGTGCTGGGTAAAATGCATTGGAGTTTGGTTATTATCTGATAGCATATACAGTTTGATTTTGCACTGGAAAGAGACTTTTTGGAAAGACCACAGCATAAGGATAGTAAGATTGATTTTATCAGTTATTTTGATTTTGTGTGGGTAAAATGAAATATCCAGATGATTTTGTTAATAAAGTGATAAATGGGGACTGCATAGAGGTAATGAAGAATATTCCAGATAATTGTATTGATACTATTATAACTGACCCTCCATATTTTCTGACTAACGATAGTAGTTCTGGTTTTATGGGCTTAACTTGGGATAGTATTAATGATATAATGAAATTGATATGGTTGAACAAAGACTTTGTAAATTTTGCGGAAAAGTTTTTTATGCCAATCCATCCAGAAGCCGTTGGGGAAGAGGAATTTATTGTTCAAGGGAGTGTCAATACAAAGGAATTAGTAGCAAAAGAAGAGAAGTTAGAAGATGTGAGTTATGTAAAAAGTCTTTTGAAGTTACAAAATCGTCTAAAAAGAGATTTTGCTCAAGCGATTGTCATTACAAAGCAAGAACTGCTGGAATTGTTAAAAGAGTGGTGCGGAAACCTTATAAAAAACGACCTATTCCCGAATGGAGACAAAGAAAATGTATTGTTTGTAATACCGATTTCATTGCTAAAAAGAGAAATCAAAAATTCTGCTCTCGGCGGTGTTATGAGAAAGATAAAAGTAAAAAAATGCAAGGAAAGAATAATCCATCTTACATTGATGGAAGGTCTCAAAATAAACGATGCTTTAGAGGAAGTGACTGGGAACAAATCAGAAAAATTGTCTATAAACGAGATAATTACACTTGTCAATTATGCGGAAAAAAATGTCAAAGAAAAGAAATTCAGTGTCATCATATCAGAAAATATAGAGAGACACGAGAAAATTCCTTATCTAACCTCATTACTTTGTGCGTTGTTTGCCATCAAAAAGCAGAAAACAATCCCCAACTTATTAGTAGAAAATTTTAATTATCAATGGGCAAAAGAATGCTTACGGGTAGCCAAGCCCGGTGCAACTCTTTTATGTTTTGGTGGAACAAGAACATTTCATAGATTGGCTTGTGGATTAGAGGATGCGGGGTTTGTAATAAAAGATACGCTAATGTGGGTCTATGGTTGTTTGTCAGAAGATACTGAAATACTTACTATTAACGGGTGGGAACATTACCATAAAGACATTGATAAGTATCCTGTATTATGTTATAATGTAAATAATGATAATTTTGAGTTTCACAAACCAACAAGAAAATTTTTGTATGAAAACGAATATCCCGCTTACAGAATTAAATCAGATTTTACAGACCAAATTGTCTCCAGAAACCATCGTATCCTTATTGAACGAGAAGGAAAATTTATATTTCAAAGGGCAGAGACACTTCAACCAGAAGAAAATATACCCATATTGGAAAGTTTGCAAGATTTGCCAGAAACCATTTATGACTTTCAATCACACACAGGCATTAAGAAATCAGATTTGCTCAAAAGAGTGTCTCAAAATAGCAATACAAAAAAGCAAGAAGAAGAAGCCATTACGAGAAAGAAAGATGAAAAAAATAAAATGTCCGATTTGTGGCAAAGATTTTTGGCTTCCTTTGGCTTGGATAAAAAAGAGCAACAACCATTATTGTTCAAGACATTGTGCGGGAAAAGCAAAAGATTGGTTAAAGAAGATAGGATATTTAGGCAGAAAAAATTGGACAGAAAAGAGTTTAGAAAGTTATCGCCAAAAAATGACTGGGGCAAACAACCCGTCTTGGAAAGGTGGAGTAACCTATTTCAGAAAACACGGGAATTATTTGCCAATAAAATATGTCAGATGTCCAAAAGAATTTTCAATTATGGCTCGGAAAGATGGTTATGTTATGGAACATCGGCTTATAATAGCACAAAAATTGGGCAGACCATTATTAAGAACGGAAGTGGTTCATCATATCAATCACAATTCTCAAGACAACAGAATAGAGAATCTTATATTATTTCAAAACAACAAAGAACACAAACTATACGAAGCACAAGAGCAAAAATTGAAGAAATTGAATATAAAGGGAATGTATGGTGTGTAGAAGTTCCGACGGGTGCTTTTGTAGCCAGAAGAAACGGCAAAATTTTTATTACAGGCAATAGTGGCTTTCCGAAATCTCTAAATATAGCGTTACAATTTGAACAAGAGTTATGTGAAAGAAAAGATAATAAATGGGTTTATAGAGATACTGGCGAGGAAATGAGAAGAAAACCACCTTTTAGAAATGAACAAGCGAACTTATGGATTGGATACGGAACTGCTTTAAAGCCAGCATTTGAGCCGATTATATGGGCAATAAAACCAAATGATAAAAATTTTGTTAATAATGCTTTGAAATGGGGAGTGGCAGGGTTAAACATTAACGAAGCAAGAATAGGGATTGAAAAAATCCAAGCACATCACGCACCTAAAGGAACTTTTGCGGGTGGTGAACCAGATAGGGGTAGTGATACAAATTATTATACAAATCAAGGGCGTTTTCCCGCTAATCTGGTGATTTCTTGTGATTGCGATTATAAATTAAAAAGTGGTATAACAGAAGAACAAAAGAAAAAGTTAATGAATTGGTTATATGAGAACACCTAATACAAAATGTTCAATATGCGGGAAACCACTTTATAGAAGACCATCTGAATTTAAAGAAGGAAGAGAGTTTTGCTGTGCTGAATGTCGGTCGGAATTGTATAAAAGAAGACAACCATCACCAAATCTAAAACTTGGTAGACAAAAAGGATTAATAAAAAAAGGACATAAAAATACATTAGAAGAAAAACAAAAGAGAGCTAAAAGTGTTAAATTATTTTATCAAAAACATTCAGAGGTAGCACAAATAAGAGGGTTAAAAATAAGAGGAGTAAATCATTACAATTGGAAAGGGGGAATATCTAAATTACAACTTGCTATTAGAACTTGTGCTGAAAATTTAAAATGGATTAAATCAGTATTGAAAAGAGATAATTATGAGTGTCAGATATGTAAAAGCACTAAAAATTTAGAAGTTCATCATAAAATAGGATTAGCAAAATTGATAAAGGATTATAATATTAAAACATTAGATGATGCCAGAAATTGTGAAGCACTTTGGAATATAGACAATGGAATTACTTTATGTAAAAAATGCCATTATAAAATTCACGGAAAAAAATATGAAGATTGATAAAGAAATTTTTGAAAAAATGCCAAAAGAATTACAGGATTTATTTGAATTAAAACACGATCCAGGGTGTCCGTGTTATATGTTAGACGAACAGAGTGGAATAAGTAAATCAACTGGTGGCAGAATTGGTAATAAAGGGTCTATGTTAAATATGTGTGGAAATAATTATCAAAAGGGCGACCCAGGTTATGGCGATACAGGTGGTGCTTCTCGCTTTGTGAAAAATATAAAGGTAGACTTATTAGATTTTTCTATGTATAATACAGATAGAGTAATTTATTTAAAGGAGACAATATGTGGGAATATTTTAGAAAATCAGAAAATCGGTGGTATGTTAAATGGCGTGATAAAGGAAGCAGAAAAATATACTCAAAGCGTAGAGCAGTTTATATTTGGGAAAAGCAAAATGGAAAACTTCCAAAAGGATATGAAATCCATCATATCAACCTTGATACAACAGATGATAGAATTGAAAACTTACAATGTCTTTCTCGCCACGAGCATAGATTACTTCACGGAAAATTGCGAGCAGATTATAAAATTATTGAAGGAGTGGAATACCGAAAATGCCAGAAATGTGGACAATATAAAACACTTGATAATTTTTGGAAACGAACTGCTGGAACTTTTGGAGGATATTGTAAGGATTGTGCAAGAGCAGAACTTAAAAAATGGCGTGAAGCAAATAGAGAACACTGGAACGAATATCACAAACGATATAGAGCAGAACATAAACAATAATCGCTTTTTCTATGTAGCGAAGGCAAGTAGAAAAGAGCGTTCGCAAGGTTTAGAGGGATATATTTTAAGAAGCGAAACTCCACAAGAAATAGTTGAGGAAATAAAGAAAATACTTGATTTTGCTAAATAAGTATAGTATAATCATTGTATGAAGATATATAGGAAAAAATATTGTGAATACTGTGGGTCAGAAATTATCAAACGCAAAAATGAAAGTATTAACTCTTATTATAAGCGTAAATTTTGTAGTTTATCTTGTCAACATAAGTGGAATACACAGCATAAAAGTTCAGAAGTAAAATGTGATTATTGTGGTAAGGTATTTAGAATTCGGAATAGTAGAATAAGAAAACATAATTTTTGTTCTTCTGATTGTTATCATCGGTATAATACACAAAAAAATACCAAGATTGTGCAATGCGATTGGTGTGGCAGAGAATTTAGAAAAAAAATATCACAGATTAAAAAGACAAAAAGAAATTTTTGTTCAAGAAAATGTTTTGGGGAGTGGCAAAGTAAGTTTTGTATAGGAGAAAATGGTTATGGATGGAAAGGTGGAACTTCTACTATAAATAATAAGATAAGAAGTTCAAAAAAATATATTCAATGGAAGCTTAATGTTTATAAAAGAGATAACTTTACCTGTCAAATGTGTGGGGATAAAAGAGGCGGAAACTTAAATGTTCATCATAAAAAACAATTGTCGGAAATTATAAAAGAAAATAATATTCAAACAATGTATGATGCTTTAAAGTGTCGGGAATTATGGGATATAAATAATGGCATTACTTTATGTAAAAAATGCCACAATACAATAATGATAAAAAAATGATTATCTCAAAAGAACAATATAATCAACTACCAGAAAAATATAAAAAATATTTTAAAGAATTTCGTAATGACCATCCGACAGTCAAACCCCTTAAACTTATGGAATATCTTTGTATCTTAACCAAAACTCCCACAGGTGGCATAGTTTTAGACCCCTTTGCTGGAAGTGGAACTACAGGTATGGCGTGTAAGAAAACAGGAAGAAGTTATATCTTAATAGAAAAAGACCCTGACTATGTAAAAATAGCAGAACGAAGGATAGACGCTACAATGGGAAGTTTATTTTAGGAATGATTACTTCTTATTACGAAGAAGAAGGGATAAAGATTTATTTAGGTGATTGTCTAGAGATTATGAAAGAAATACCAGATGAGTCAATAGACCTTGTATTGACTGACCCACCGTATAATATTAGTCAAAAAGAAAGGAAAATAGATAGGTCTAAAATTCAAAATCGTAAAATTAGACGCTTAGTATCTAAACGGCAAGATAAAGTTAGTGAACTTTGTTATGATTTTGGTAAATGGGATTTTTATAATAGTGTAGATGAGCAATTAGAATTTGCAGAAAAATGGTTAAAAGAAAGTTATCGTATATTAAAAATGAATGGGCAGATTATTTCTTTTTACTCTAAGTCTGAAATTTCTTTTTTTGAATCGATTATGTTGGGTATTGGATTTCATGTAAGACAAACTTTAGTATGGCACAAAACAAATCCTGTTCCTCAAATTTTTAAGGTAGGTTATATGTCTGCTTGTGAATTTCTCACTTGGGCTACTAAAAATACAGGAGCAGGACATACTTTTAACTACCAATTAGGGCAAAAACATAATGTTTTTGTTCATCCAATATGTCAAGGTAATGAAAGAACGGAACATCCTACTCAAAAACCCGTAAAATTATTAAAAGATATACTTAATTATCATACTAATAAAAACGACCTTGTTCTTGACCCTTTTATGGGGAGTGGTACTACTTTGGTCGCCTGTAAAGAGTTAGGCAGACAAGGTATAGGTATAGAAATTAACAAAGAATATTGTGATATAGCAGTTAGGCGACTTAAAAATACTATACGACCTTTATTTTAAAATTGTTCCACAGAAAGCAACAAGTGGAACATTGAATTAGTTTTTGTGCCAAGTAGGAACAATAAGATTTTTAAAAGGTTTTCCAAACTAGAGAAGTTTTTGGTATATATAT